AAGATGCATTCGTCTATGCCCTTCTCGACTTCGGGTGCAGTTATAATCCTGTCGCCAAGTCCGTGCTTCATTTTGCCTTCTTCTTATGCCAGTTCTTAATGACTCCGCTACCCTTACAGACATTGCATTGGATATAGTCAGCACCCTTGCCCTTGGTCTTCACTCGGGTCTTGGTGGTCGTCTTGGTCACTTTCGCTTTAGCCATTGTTTACCACCCCGTCTCCATTGGCGATTGCTACACCGCCATCTGTAGCGTCTGCCTCGTAACTTTCTGTTGTCGTCTCCACATACTGGAACTGCGACTCGTATAAAAGCCAAGCACAGTTTGTCCCTACCAGTAGCACCGTGAGGATTATAACAAGTATCCACAGCCTCTTTATCGTCCGCTCAAACCTCGTACAGACGCTCTCAAACGCTACGAAGGATACATCTTTATCCATTACGCTCTCCTTTTAACTCTCTTATCTGTGATTCAATTACGGCAATTCTCGTGCCGAAACTGTTGTGTGTCCTGACTTCTTCAGTCAGTTCTTTAATGTCGCTTGTCATCGTCTGCATCTGTGACTGCATCACCGCTATCTTCTTGTCCAGTTCCATACTGAACTGGTTCTTACTGATTGCCCCAGTTATCAAAGCGGATGCAACTACACACACGCTCGAGATGATGGCGACTATAATTGTATCCGACATAGTCCCTCTTCTCCTCTCTTATGGCGTTATAAGCGTCCACTCGCCGTTCTCCACGCCAAGTACTTTGCCGTCATCCGCATCTGTAACTGTCGGCAACAGGCTCGGTGCAAGGATGCTCATCGCCGTCCTGAACTTCTCGTCTATTGCCATTGAATCGTATATAGGTACATCCTCGGTGTTGCCCGCTCCGATTGCTATCCTGATTACTATCTCCTGTCCGTCTGCCCCTACTGGTGACCTTGATATGTACTTCACATCTCCGTTCAGCGTGGGGAAGAACGCAAGCAGTCCCTCGTATACCTTCTCTTTCCATTTACGAAAGTCGTCGATATCTTCCATGAGGTACTCTACTCCGAGGCTGTCAAGTACCTGTCTTCTATACATTTCATAGTTTCTTGCTAATGCTTCTGTAGCCATCTGCTCTCTCCTTTCGCTTGAAACATATCACAGTCGGGGGGCTTTTGATAGCCCCCCATAGGATCAGTGCTTTATAAGGATTTCCTTTTCCTTTTCCGATAAGTTAAGACTGATCAGCATTTGCAACGCCTCTCTCTTTTCATCGTTAGAGTTTGCGTTACCGTCCGCAACCGCAGACTTCGCAAGTTTATACAAAAGGTACTCTTCTCGTGTCAGCCCGTACTTTGATCCTTCGGTAATAACTTTGTTAAAGTTTTCCGTGTCGTTATCTTTGATCCCAACACTTAACTTTTCGGCAAGGGCTTCCATGTCGGACTTCCTCTTGTCTGTTGCCTTGCTCCATACAGGCGAAGCCTTTAAGGTATTCATAGTGTCGTCGAAGGTCTGCTGTTGGCTTTCAGTCTTATGGGCTTTTGCATAGTCCATCTCACGACCATCAATATAATCTTGCGTCACTCCGCCGTCTATAATGTAGTCATGTATCTTCTTCGCAAGTTCGGAGTTGCCTTTGTACTTGGCATCAAGGTACATATCCGCCCACATCGACTTTGTCTTGTCGTTCACCTGATACTTGAACTTCGCTTCCTCAAAGAAGAGATCATCGTATCCGACAGCCTCTGCAATCGAGAATGCTATGCCTCTCGTATCTCTCTCAAGGTTTGCAAGCGGTAAGCCCACAAGGTATGCCGACTGCTGAAGGAGATAATGTGCTTCGTTCTTGAATGTATACTTTGAGTTCTCGGGTTCTTTGATGTACTCGCCCATGTACTGGAGCGACTTGACCATTCTTCCGATGGCTTGCATATCCATTCGGGTCACATCATATCCCTGTACCACAGACTGCACATCCTTGAATACTGGAAGGAGTCCGAGAGGATTGATGTTATCCTTGGTGTTCGTCCACCAATGAGCAAGGAATCTCTCAAACCAGTTCTTGTCCTTGTCATCATCACCAGAACCGCCTACGCCTCTTAAGGCATCGATCACGGCGGATGAGGCTGATACAAGAAGTGCGTTTGTCACGAATACCTGTACCACCCTTGACGCTCTCTTCACGCCCTGTGCTTTCTGCCCGCTCTGTATCTCCCTCTTGGCAAGGGTGAGTTCGGTCTTCAGCATATTATATGTCTTGGTAGGTTCTGCCATGAATGCGGTAACCATCTTGGAAAGGTTGTCCTTCGCTCTCATGTTCTGCGAACGGTGGAACGGTGAGTCAACTACCTGTGTCCTGTCGAACACTTCGGATGCTCTTTCGTTTACCTTCTCCCAGTATTCGTCCGAGCCGACCTCAAGGTTCTTGTTCTGTGCCTCTACCTCATACCTTACAGCCTTGAAGATCACGCTCCATGTAAGGTCATCGGCAATACCATAAGCCTTGCTGAAGTTATCCGAGAAGGTCTTCTCATCCATCATGATGCTTCTCATATCCCTTGCAAGGTCTGTGTTATAGAAGCCCCAAGACTTCCAGAGTGCAATCGGACAATGCTCACGCATATCCTTCAGGTTCTGCTTAAGAGTAGTTGTGCTTGCTCCGAGTGCCTTGGTGATGTATATAGGATTCATTACAGCACCCGCTCTTGCTACGGCTGTAGGCTGTTGGAACAGGACTCTTAAGTTGAGACCGATGGATGCCTGTTTGTACTTGGACATCAGTTTGTCCACGCCCTCTACTTCAAAGCCTCTCTTGTACGCACCGTTCAGATCGCCCATGAAGTTCTCGACATACTTATATGCGGGTTCTCCATAGACTCTTATAAACTCTTTCTGCACCGTGGTGTTATGATCCTTGTCCTTACTGTTCCAGAATCTCTGGAAGTCGGTAAGGGACGGAACTAAAGAGTTATACAGCGACATCGTGGAGATATGCTTCGTTGCTACCGTGAAGATGTCGTCTATCACGATGGGGTTGCTTGCGTGCTTGTTTAAAGCCTTGGTCATTCCCGTGTTCTTAAGGACAGGTGAATCTCCCTTGAAGTCGAAGTTGGAGTTCAGCCAGTCATTGGAAGACTGTATCGGGAAGTAATTCTTCTCCGTGAACTTCTTGTATCCGTACAGTTTAAGTGAAGTTTCATTACCGAGTTTTGACATATCTTCCGACAGATATCTCTGGAGACGGTCTGCAACTTCTATCTGTTCCTTGGACAACTGTGATATCCATTTCTGTATATCCGAGGAGTTGACCACTACATTTGATCTATCAAGGGTCTCTGCCTTTAAGCCTTTCCCTACCTTCTGCGGAACGACCACGATACCGCTACCGCCATTTTCGGAATACATATGTTGCTGTGCCTGTTCACGCTTCGACAGACAGTATATGGACATCAGTTGTGCGTCTGTGAGTTTGATGGTCTCGTTGAAGGATGTGGTGTACTCCCTTACATTCTCCGACCACTTCTTGACATCCTTGCCCTCTGTCGTTGCTTTGATGAAGTCCATCGCACTCTTGACATTAAGTATGTGCTTGTCGAATCCCTTACGGATGCTCTTATACAGTTTCTCTGGAGTACCGCCTATGAGATGGAAGAAGTCTTCGGGAGTAGTATTGTTCGTCTCAAGTTGTCTCTGTAGCCATCCTATAGTGCCTTGCTTGTCCTTCCTCGTCTTCTTGTCCCTTGTCTCGCTTATGAAGTTATCCCTGTTCTCGATGACAGTCTGTCTGTTATTCTCGTCAAACGCCTTATTGAAGGTGTTTAACTGATGCTCAAAAGCCTTGAACAGAGTGTAGATATCTTCAAGGGTAGCGGAATCCAAGTCGGAAAGCCTGTCGGTGTCAGCCACATCTGCCTTGAGTTCCTCAATGATCTCGATAATGTCGGGATCAATCTCAAAGCCACTCTCCGCTATAGGGGAGTCTTCTTTTGACATATCTGCCAGACGCTTCCTTAACTCATCCAAGTAGCGGTATCTCTTGGAAGGTTCTCCGTATCTTTCTGCCCACTTCTCCATTCCTTTTGTAGTGAAGTCGAACATCGAAAGGACATTGGATACTATCGGAGCATAGCCGTCGGGAAGGTGTTTGGTGTCTTTAGGGTTATCCAGTTTTTCAAGAAGCCTCTTGTGGATACCCGCTATCTGTGTGATCCTACGCTTCTTTTCGGCACGCTCTCTGGTCTCTTCCTTTGAGTCCTTGTTTCTCTGCTTGAGATAAGCGATTTTTGTTTCGTATCTCTCCGCCTGTTTAGTGAGTGCTCTCTCACGGGATGCGAGTGCTTCTTCCCTCGCCTTCCTATATGCTTCCTGAACTGTCTTTTGTTTTTCAAGATACTTCTTATCAGCGAAGGTCTTCTTGGTCTGTAAGCCGTATGCGGTCTCCATAATGTCGGATGCGATCTCGACTACATAGTCTTGCATCTCTTCGGAAGCACCGTCTAATGTTTCATAGTACGGAGCATAACTGTCAAGGACATCCGCCATATGTAGCAACTGGTCTGCGGGATTCACATAATCCTCTGTGAACTGCATAGGAAACAGTTCTGCAAGTTCCATATACACGCTATCAATATTACCCGTATCACCGTTTCTCAAGTTCAGTTTTCTGCCGTAGCGTCTGTAGAAATCTCCGTAGTCGGTGATGTTGCGTTTCATCTCGTCCGTGATTCGGATTCCGTTCTTGAGATTCTTGAAGTAATCCTTGATAGCCTGATACTCATCCGCACCTTCATCGTGGATCACTTGTATGCCGTTCACGACTTCTACCGCAGTCCTTTGTGCTATCTCATATGCCTCGTCAAAGGCTTTCGTGCCGTCCTTCTTATACAGTTTGAAAATGTCATTGAATGCTTTTACAACATCGTTCTGTAAAGTAAGGTTGCTGTCATGCCTTTTAAGAAGTCTGCCCGCCTGTATCCTCGTCTGCTTCGGGTCTGCGGTCTTAAGGTCTGTTCTCTTGAACTCGCTCTTAAGGTCTGCCACCTTTTCTTCCAGTTTTGCAATGGTTGACTGGTACTCTTTCGGAGTCGATGCGTTTTCGTCTTCTTCGGAGACAGAGAATTTGCCGTTATAATCTCTCGATACTTTGTTGGCATATCTCTCAAAGGACACTACATCGGCATTGCTCATAAGAGTCTCAAGTGCCTTATTAACCTCTTTAAAAGCATTGGGTCTATCGCCTACTTCCACCTCGATTCCGAGTATATTCCTTATGGCTTCGATGACTCTTGCAAATACATTCTTTCTTTTAAGTTTTTCACGGAAGATAGGGTTGGCTAATTCAGCCACCATCTCTTCAGCACCCTTTGAAACTCCATACTCGCCTTTGAACAAAGGGTCATTCTTTATCTGCCAGAACACATCTTCAATTACATCGCAAGCATCTTGTATGTTTTTCGGCATTGTGTAGTTGTTTCTGTTACGCAATGCATAGACAGTTACGGTGTGTATACTCTCGTGGAGTATTGTTGAAGCCTTCTGCTGATCCGTGTATCCTTCCGAATTGAGGTACTTCATATTAAGGTGGACTGTCCTACCGCCCGCCTGTCCAAGAGTACCGCCTTGACCATGCTTGAAGCCCTCTATATTGGCAACGCCTTGGAATTTTACATCGAAGTTTTTGTCAATACAGTCAAATACTTTCTTCCCAAGTTCCTCAAGTTCCTTGTCAGTATTGAGTTCGTTGAAGAGTTTACGCATCTCCGTTGGCGTGTAATCTCTCTTCTCGATTCCAACATTTCTGCCATGAGCCTTGCCCGCCATTATCTCCTCGATTCTGTTTTCGATGAGTTTGTTAAACTTCATCTTCCCAGAACGATTAGCCTTTTTCCATTGAGAACTGTTCTCATATGCGGAGAAGAACCAGTTATAGGAGCGAAGGTCATCGATCTTGTCGAAAGAAGATAAGAATGCATTAAAGTCGGATACTGCGGTTTCATCAGCCTTATTATTCAGCCTTTCTATGAAGTTGAACTCTGGATACTGAAGGAACAATCCTTTGACTTCAAACCCTGACCATGAGCCTTTTTTCTTTATGTTGGCGATAGTTTTAAGCACATTGTCGTAGAACTTTTCCGACCTTGTCTTCTCCTTTGGCTTGCTCGGAAGAGTCTCATTAAGGCTTCCGAAGAAACTCATCTGTTCACCGTCGTCGATTCTCTTCTGTCTGTCTACGATGTAACGGTCAAGGACTTCGTCATCGGAAACGGATAACTTGGATGTGTCTTCTTCTGCTATTCTCTTCTTCGCCCGCTCTGCGATAACTTCAGTATTTTCTGCGTTTTGGCTCTGCATCGGCTTGAATATGCCCTTCTTCATCTCATCGGAGTCGAGCATATCGAGGTCTACATTTCTCACATTGACGGCTTGCTGTTTATGGTATGTGCCGTCATTGTTGTACATACATCTGTCTATAAGGGTCTTCCAGTAGCCCGTGTACGATGAGAAGTCCATGTCAGCATCATACTTACCTTTGCTGTCCCATCCAGAGAACACAGGAGTTATGCCAAGGCTCTCACAGTATTTGATGTATGCTTCGCCTTGCTTGTCGGCATCCTTTATAGTGCTGTGCTTATCCCAGTACTCATAAGGCATCATTACGCCCGCCTGTTCCTTGGTTAGATAAACGCCATAGCAGTCTGCATCGTTGCCGTCCTTATCGTAGTTCTCAACATACTTTCTGTTAGGCTTTGCGGGGTTACCGTTTATATCCTTGCCATAGATACGGATGTATAACTGACGGAGTATGTCATTATTTTTGAGAGCCGTGCGTTCTTTGGTATCGAGTTCCTTGTTTGCATACTTTCCTGTGAGGATATCCATACGAAGTTTTCTGCAAAGTTTCTGCTCGGGTGTTGCGTCATCTCTGTCATGCTCGTTTTCGTATTCGGCAAAGTCGGTTCTGTCTTCTACCGCTTCGCCAACGGCTTCCATCATTGAACGGTATCTGCTCTCGCTTGAACCCGATGCGTGATAAGGGATGATCATGGTGATTGCCTTATGTGCCATCGCCTTTATAAGGTGTTCTCGACCTATCGCTACAAGGATGGGCTGAACATTATCATACATCTGGCTTAACATAAGAGCGTCTTCCCAAGCCATACCAGTTATGTCGCTGAAGATAAGGTTTCCCTTTTCATCGAGTCCAGAGCCCTTTGCCATAATAGAGCAGTTGACCTCTGTGCCTGTCGAAGCCAAAAACTTGACAGCCTCGGGAACTTTGGTATACATCTGTGCCTTTGCACCGATTGCTTCCAGTTCTATGAATGACAGCAAATAGTCGAGCCCGTACTCAAACCTGAAGTCGGATGTGCTCTGGAGTCTCTGTCCGTTCATCCTGTTCTGTCTCTTGGCGTTTGCTATAGCCTTGTCATATGCTTTTCGTGCCGTGGATGTAAGGCTGTTCGGATTAAGGAATACCCTCTTGCTGTTGCCGAGTTTCGCAAGTGTTGATGGCGATGCTATACCTCTTATAGTGTCCCCGAGTCTTGAAGGGCTATACGGTGCGACAGCCTTACCGAGGGATGGGCCTCTTGTGGTACGGAATCTCCATGTAGCGGGATAATCCGTAGCAAATGTTCTGCCCGCATTAAGATCAAAGAGGACATCGTCAGGCACGGCTTTATAATCATCTGCCAGTCTTGTCTTTTCTAACCAAGACCAATGATCCAGAATGTCAAGTCTTCTGTTTAAGTCCTCAAGTTCCTTCTTCTCTGCCTCGGTAAGTTTCTTATCAGGCATCTGCTTCTTAAGGTCAAGCAAGTCTTTTCTTTCGATGGTCTCCTTATATAATTGCTCTCTTGCTTTACCGCTACTCTTCTTACCAGTCTGCTCCTTTACAAGTGCATCTACTTCTTTCTTTATGCGGTCATATTCCTTACGGACTTCGGTCATGTCCATGTCTTCTGGGTAATCCTGTTGGAACTCTTTTATCTTGCCAAAAAGATTTCCAAGACCTACCCATCTTGAGAAGACATAGCATACTGGGCAAGGAACTTGTTCTCCCGCCATTGCGGTCTCTTTATACACTATATCAATTATCTCGTGTTCGGTAAGTCCTCTGCCGAGGTCTATCATGACTTTGCTCATTGCATCGATGATAGCCTGTGTCTTAACACATATGGTCGTGAAGTCTATAGTCGTCTTGTACTGCGGATCGGCGTTGCCTGTTATGGATGCGAACTTGCTCTTGGCTTCTTTTAACCAGTCGGTGTTCTTTCCTATTCCGTGCTTTGGATCATATCCTATAGTACCGCTGACCGCCCATATAAGGTCGGGGTCTTGAGTATTAAGGATCATGTTATATAACCTTGACAGGAAGTCCACCTGTTGTGTCACATCTTTATCCGACAGTATTCTTCTGCCGACAGCCAACTGGAGAAGTCTGCCCAGAGGCGAACGCCTTATGTCACTCGGCTTAAAGGACTTAACTTCGTTGCCATCGCCATCATATGCCTTTATTAGCCCGTTCTCTTTACGAATATCGCATCCCACCGCCTCAAATGATGAGGACAATGAATACCTGATATCCTTGTCCCTCGTAGGATTAAGGTTGTCCACGCTCTTCAACTGATTGCTGTTGAATACTGCGTATGTTGTGACAGGGATGTGTTCGCCTGAACCATCGGGAGACAGTTCATCCTGATATCCTTCAAAGACTTCTACGGCATCATAACCCGCTTTCTTTAGTGCTCGTTTATTGTATCGAGCGTACTCGTTCGGATCATCTTCCATGCTCCAAAGGTCTTCGTAGAACTCATTGAGCGTGAGATCAGGGTCGTCCTCTTTATACTCTTCGTATACCTGAAGTTGTTCAGGGTCTGTGACTTCAAGCCACTCTCTTGTGATTCTCTCCAGTTCGTCACCGCTATACTTGATAGACGCTTTCCATGGGTCTATAGCAAGTTTCTTTATATTCGCATAGAGTTTCATCTGGTTCTCGCCAAACCTCGATGAGAACGGCTGATAGTCCGTTACGAAATGGCCGTAAGCGGTATTGTCGTAGTGAGTATTCCTTCCTAACTTCTTGGGATTAAATGCCGTAAACTGTTCAGGGGAACTGTGATAAAGCACAAGAAGATTTCCGTTCTCATCCACAGCCTTACTGTCCTTGAAGTATTCCCTCTGTCCCTCGGAAAGTTTGTTGCCATCGGAGTCTTCGCTCACAGACCACCTTATATCCTCGTTCCCCTCGTTGAACCTCTCGGAAAGCGGGATGACATTGCCGTCATCGTCATAGGTTACAGGGTCGGCGGATTTGATACGATTAGGGTCTGCCACAATATACACATCCGATTTGGTGTTTGACCCATCTTTAATGTTTTTTATAGTTACGGAATCGTATTCTACACCGCTTAACTTTGTTTCGGCGTAAATCTTGTTTCTTAATTCAGAATACTTTCTGATTCCTTTTCTTCCCTTTGCAAGTTCTTCATCAAGGTCTACGGTAAATGAATTGCCAAGGTTTAGATATGTGTCATAGATATTACCCTCTCTTGTTTTAATGTTGCCGTCTTCGTCTCGATAGGTTGACCTCCCCGAATAAGTCTTTGCAACATCTCTCTCACTCGAGAAGTAATTTCCCCTGCCGAACATCTTACCATTCCACCCAGTGATGTCTGCGTTGAACACAGTAAACTTCTCGTTTGGTGTCCCATGGTAAGCCTTGATGTCATACCCATTCCTCTTCGCCTGTTCGTCCACCATCCTCTGTGCAGTCTCCATGTCGCCACGGTTGACTGCGTCCATGTAGGCTTGGTCTTCTTCGGGGGTGACGGAAAGTTTCCCCTCGGTCTCCGATGTCGCTTCGGCTGTAGCATTCCCCCTCGCATTCCTCTTTCTCTGCTGTGTGTCTTCCAGAGCCTCAAGCCACATCCTCTCGGCTTCCTGTAAGATGCCAAGGTCTTTTAAGAATCCGCCATAGCCTCTCATCCTTCTGCTGTCTGCGTCCTGTAAGCCAAGGAACGCATCGAGCATAGTCTTGATACCATCGTGGATGGCTCGTCCTAACTTCTCGCTGAATGAGATAGCGTCCTGAATTGCACCCTCATCTGTGAAGAATGCCTCGGAAGCGTCTGCTATGATCTCCTCTCTAATGCCCGCACGGTCAAGACCCTGTCCAGAATACAACTTCGTGTACCTTGCAATCTCGTCTTCCATCTCTTCGGCATTTCCGTGATACCATCTCTCAAAGACAAAGTCCTCTAACTTCTGGTACATTTCAGGTGATGTTTCCTTGAGATGGTGGGTGAGTTCGTGCTTGGCTACCGTTATAAGTTTGTTCTGTGCGTCCGATGCAATGGTGATGACACCGTCCTGATACTTACCGTTTACAACAAGTTTCTTTCCAGTTCTGCTCATAAGAGCCTTGCCACTTGCGTCCTTTGAAAGAGACTTGACTACATTGATCTCAACACCGACACGCTCTGCAAACTTCTGGAGTTCATCTCTCTCTCTTGCGGATATGAGATTCTCGTTGTTGTTCTCAAAGGTAAGACCGCCTTTTCTGTTGGCGTATTCTTCTGCTCTGCTCTTGGCTGTTTCCTTGGCAGTATCTGTAACGATGGCATTTCTTCCTTCATCAAAAATCTGCCTTGCAAAGTCCTCTGTGAATACAGACTTGAGTGCCTCGGAATCGAGTGAGCCGATGATCCTTTTATATGATGTCTCAAAGTCTGCTCCCTTGGTATTACCATCCGTATAAAGTCTTGAGAATCTGTCACGGTATATCTCAAGGTTTCTATCTCTGTTTCCGCCTATCGTATCCTGTGCAAATTCAGCACGGCTTGCAAAGAGGTTCTTACCGCCCTCGCTCATATTGTCTACAGAAGACTTGATGATCTCCGCATTCTTTGCCTGTACATCCTTGAGGATGGTATTCCTGTTGGCTATCCTCTTTACGGCTGTGAGGTTCTCAAGGACATCCCTTGCTTCTGCATTGTTGACAGGAATGCTGACAGCACTTTCAGCATCAGCACCTTCGTTCACGATTGTCTCTACAGCCTTTTTAAGTTCGGGTTTCGCAAGGACAGTATCTATCTCATTAGTAGAAGCGACACCTGTGGTTACTCCCGCCACGGCTTCAGCGTCTTCCTGTGTAGCATTCTCTCCGATGACCTGTCTTGCCTTTTCAACAGCCTCATCAACCAGTTTTACAGAAGCATTGTCGATACCCTGTGACTCAAGACGAGTACCTTCCATCTGTACGAGGTCTCCGCTCTTTTGAGCCTTGTCGTACTCTTGGGTCATCTTCCTTGTCAACTGCTTCTGGTTCTCCGATATGGACTGACCGATGGCTTCCTGAAGCATCCTTATCTGTGCGGGCTGAACAGGGATGTTATTATCCATCTGCTGTTGCAACTGCTGTGCAAGTATCTCTGCGTTAGTAGGGATGAGTCTTCCACCGTCACTCTGTCTGCCCTGTACGGATGCTTGCTTTATAAGGCTTGTGGTCATACCGTCATTGAACGCATCGCTGTTTGCGATATTGAGTTCGTACTTGACTCTGTTCGGCACTTCCGCTACGCCAAGGACTCCGCCCATGGTCGCTCCCATAAGGAAGTCATAACCCATCTGCGGAAAGTCCCATCCTTCAAACTCTGCTCTTGGGTCTTCGGACTTCTTGATGAAGTATTTGAGCAAAGGATCAACAAGGTCTGTCTCGACTTCTTCAAGACCTTCTTCAACTGCATTACCGCCAAGTCTCGCCATGTTTATAAACAAAGACTTACCCAGTTCCGTGTTATTCAGCAGTCTGTTTACGATACCCGATGTGGATGCCTTGGTGGTGAGTTTATCAGCGATGCTGAACATACCTTTTCCATATGTAGCCCTTAACGCTCCTACGCTCTGGAATGTCAACTCGGATAAGACTTCCATGAGACCTGAACCCGCATAGTATTTGAACTGTTGGTCGGGGTTCATTCCTTCCTGTCTGCCCTGATATGCTGACATACCGCCCGCACGGTTGAAAAATCCGCCCATAGAAAGAGCCTGACCTACTATGGGTATCATCCTTAATGAAGCATCTCCCGCCCATTGAGTGAACTGTGCTCCGTTATCTATGAGGAACTTCTCAAAGTCGTTTGCACCTTCCTTGGCTTTCTCGATATCCTGTGTTCCAGACTCGATAAGGGAGTCTCCCTTGTTTATGATATTCTGTGTGCCTTTGACTATCTTCCTGTAGTTGTCCGATACATTGCCTACTGGATCAAGGCTGTATCTTCTCTCCATATCACGGAGATTGACACCGTCTTTTGTTCTTGACTTATTGACAGACTCTGCTTCACGCTTCTCTGCTTCTTCTCTGGAAGTGAGCCTGTAGTCATTCTCTCTTTCGGCTTTTGCCCCACGGATACTGTTGATGTTTACGATATCAGCCTGTGCTGTAGTACCAATACCAGATAACTGACCACCGAGCCATTGCTTGCCCGCACCTTTTACGGTATTCGTGAAGCGGTCATTGTCATCTCTCGACAATCCTCTGTTCTGCCCAGAGATGTTGGCAGTCCTCTGCGTCTTCTCATTTTTATCTATGCCACGCCTTCTGTCCGTTACTGTATGTCTTCTTCCAGTAATCTTGAACAGGTCTCTCTCTGCGGGAGTGCTCTGTGAGACCGCCTGTGAACTGTAGGACGAGTTTTGTGAGGAAGTCGGGGAATTAGTCGTATTGGAAGTTGAGGGGCTTGAAAGGGCTCTCTGCCTCTGCCTCTCCTGTTCCTTCTCTTCAGTTTGTTTATAGTCATTTATGAGTTTGTTGGTGTAAGCCTCGATAAGATAATCCTTCGGGTCTTTCCAATCTTTACTTTTGGACATTTACTTTCTCCTTATTTAGATAATTGCTGTAATATCCATATCTTCTCATTCTGGTTGAGTCTGCTGTCATTCCGTACATTCGCTATTGCTTGGGCTTGTTTTTCACCTGTCGTACCGCCTTGTGCCAAATACTTGCCGAGATTTGCAAGGTAGTTCTGTGCATTTTCCGTCTTACCCGCAATAGAGGCTGTAACAGCGGTTGCGACATTAAGGGTCTTGGCAACAGCACTATTTGCTATGCTCTTTGCCGACTGTGTTGTTGATCCGCTTCTACCGCTTCCGCCAGAGCCACCTCTTCTTCCGCCACCCGAACCACCCGAAGAGCCAGCAGTTGCTTGCTGTAGTGCATACTGTGCCCATCTGTATTTTGAGTCGTCGGTCTTTGTTCCCTCTGGAACACCGAAGTACTTGGCGACTTCTTTAGTTGCATATCCGAGAGTCGTCCAAGAATTGAGCATTCTTTCGTACTCCTGTGCCTGTTTGTCTAATGCATAGTTCTGATTGTACTGTCTTACGCCCTCATTGAAGTCTCTGTCGGACTCGTAGACACCTCTGTTATAGTCTCTGTCGGACTCAAGTACTCCCCTGTTGTACTGTCTGTCGGTGGAGAATCTTCCGTATGCTGAATCGTCCAGTCCCTGAAGAGTGCCTATGCCCGCAAGATTATCGTTGTACTCGTTTCTGTATTTGTTGTATGCGGTCTCCATAAGGGAAGGAATCTTGTCGGTAAGAGCCTGATTGTATGCGTTCCTTGCTTGCTGTGAGGCTGTGACAGCATAGGAAGAAGCGATACCGCCAGTCTGTGCTGATACATCCGCAAGGGTATCTCTTCCCGCTTCGTCACCAAGTCTCAAGTACTGCCTTGCATAAGCCTGATATGCGGGGTCAGTAGCGGGGTCATACTGGAACGGCTGTCTGTTGATAGCCTTGTTGACAAGTTCATCTATCATGGAAGAATACGCACTTTTGTACTGTTCGTTATTCGTTGCCATCTAAATCTCCTTTCACGAATAGTTGAGTATGTATATATATGGGGCGAGGACTTCGAGACACATTTTTATTCAAACTCACTAAAATTAACATAAGATTTTTTGATTTAATTTGCCCCGCCCCGATATATCGCTGATTAGAATGAATTGAGGAATTCTTGGAATGCCGTGGCTGTCTTCTCTCCGAAGAATCCATCAGGCGTACCGCAGTCGTATCCCTGTTTCTTGAGGAATCTCTGTAAAGAGGAAACGGTATGCTGACCCATGTAGCCGTCTACCTCGCCCGCACTATACTTGTGTTCATTCAGGTATGTCTGTAACGCCTTAACGAAGGGTGAGCCACCGTCATCGTAGATAGCGGAGATGAGGTTCGCTTGGTACTTATAAACATTCATGTTCTGTCCGCTTACGACACCGTCTGCGAATACTCCCATCCACTTCTGTGCCTTGATGGTGGAGAGTCTGCCGAACAGACCGTCCACTACGAGTTTATCCTTTGGCGGTATGTACGGAAGAGGCTTCTTGCCCTTCTGCACATCGCATCCGATATCAGCCTTGAATTTGTTCCAACCCGCCTCATCGGTGACCATGGTTATAGGGCAGAGTTTTCCGTTGACATCGAAGTGGCGGATGACTCTTGCGTTGGGGATGTCATATAACTCGCACAGAGCCTGTCCAAGTGCCTTTGCGTTATCCAGTATCTTCTTTGTGTGCTTGCCGTTCACAGAACACATCTCGATGTTGAGTGTGTTTAAGTTCCTTGCGATTCCCCAGTACTTGTGACCTTTGGATGCGTAAGGAGAACCTTGGTCAAGCCATCCAGTAGAGCCTACTGACCATGCCACATAGTTATCGGGGACGGACTGGATAATCTCCTTCTCGTCCACGAAGTAGTGTGCAGATGCGTCTCTAAAGCCTGTTTGAAAGTACTTGGCATTTGCACTTGCTGTGTCGGTCTTATTCCCCGTGTAGTGGTATGTAAGCCACAGGTCTTCCATGGGTCTTGTTCCACCGTAGTTGTCGCCTCGTGCGAGCATCTGTCTACTTTCTATCATCTTCTTCTCCTTCCTCTTCCTCTACCTTCGGAACTTCAGGGAGTCCCGCTATACTTGTAAGCATGGACACAAGTGCCATCGTGGATGCCATACCGAGCATTCTCACCCAGTCAAGGTCTACGATGGAGATGTAGTCCGCTCCTATCATCGTTACCAAGCCCTGACAGAAGGTCTTTAACGCCCTTATCAGGGACGCCTTAAGCCATTTTGTGTTCATCGGTTTCTCCTTTCTATGAGATAATTACATAGGGAGTGTGTAATTGATGGTACAATTTCCCGAGATGATATATCCGTCCGTTTGGGAACCTGTTATGTTGCCACTTGTCGAGGTTACACTCATAGAAAACGGAGCGAAACAAGATAATTTATTTTTATATAATGGAACGGTAACGGTCTGTGTACTTTGTGTGATATTGACTAAACTATATATACCATCGTCTTGAATGTTAATAAACGGAGCAGTTATTTCAGGTTCACCAGTACAGATAAATGTTACTTCCGCCGTACTAAAATCACTTTCCCCGCCACCGCCTGAACCGCCACCTGACAGCATATCCAGTACACGCAGTCTCCATCTCTCTGTGTTCCTCAAATCCTCTACCGTGTAGTCATCACCGAGTCTGTCCAGTACTTCCGCACGGTACTCTTCGTAGTTTCTTACATTAGCCATCTGTTACTCCTTTCCTTAACTTGAATAAATTATGTGATATCTGTATGTCGTGTTCGGGAACAGACCATAACCACTTGTGTTCGTATAGTACGACATGACATTGCCCTGTTTGAACTTGATGACATTGAGTGCGGAATTCGATGCATTACTGGACGAGAACACATTCGTATTCATTGCACTTGTCCTCGTATAAGATGTCGAGGACGAAGTCGAGTTCTTGTAGATTGCTGTAGTCACTCCCTGATTCTGCGTTCCCGATGTGCCATAGGTCGGTGTCGAGGTCATGACCGCCTTACTCATTGTCCATTGACCTACCGCATATCTCTGTATTGATGTATACCAATCATAGACAGCAGAGTTGTATGCTCCACCTTCGACTACTACCACAGCCACTATCGGGTATCCGTTCCCTGTGTACGGAATGTTCAAACTGTGCACACCCGCAGTCGAGTCTGTGGTAAATGTCCCCGTCACATAATTGGATGCACCGCCACCGCCTGTTGGGATGGCGTTTATTGCCGATATGAATTCCGTGGGGAATGACAGGTTTGCACTCGTACCGCCTTTAGTCCTGATGGCGTTTGCCACAGATGTCAGTTCAGTATCCGTTACTAAATAATCTGCCATTAGAAACTCACCCCGCTTGCCGATGGAAGTGCTACCGCACTCCATGCTCCGCTTACTACTCTCAACACCTTGCCGTTATCCGATGCCGATACCGTGGGCAATTCCGTGGGTACTTGGTTCAGGGTGATGTAGTTGCTGTCATTTGTCAGGTCGGATGTCTTTGTGGGGATTATCGTTGTATCAGGCAACGCCCCTACCTCGCTTGCGGTATATGACGGTTTAGTGGAAGCCTTTGCCCAAGTTGGTACTGTAGGGTCTGTCTCTGTGTATCCCGTGATATATCCCGCATCGTTCGTGAATGCTGATACATTCGTTGGCACGGTAGGTATCGTGGGCTTGTTTTTTATATATGCGTCTCCGCTTGTTGCGTTCCAGTCCGACTGCACATTAGCTTCCGCCCCGCTTTCTATTCCCGCAAGTTTATTTTTCTCCGTGTCGGTGTAATCGTTTGTTGATAAGTCCTTACCTGTAACTTTGTCAACCTTACCGTCTAAAGCCCCTTTGATAACTCTGTTCTGCACAGCGTTCTGTGATGTGCTTGACAAAGCGGTATCGACTACAGAGCCAGACGGCACATCATCCTCGGTGATGTATCCGCTATCATTTATAAGTTGGCTCGTCCTCGTCACCGTCTCGACGGCTGTGCCTACCTCGTCGTCCTCTATGGAGTCCAGTACTATCATCAAGTTGTCGGTGAGCATATCCACCTGACGCTTCAGGGCATATATCTTCGCTTTGTCGTCAGGGAACTCCGACAGGTTCACTTTTGGGAATTCTATCCTGATCATCGCATCGTCCCCTCTCTCACTACTCTTGTCATGGACTCGATCTTTATGTAGCCTGTGCCTTTTAGAAGGATGGCGAACTTATCGCATCTCCTCGGTACTATCGGCATCTCCACAGCCCTCGGGAAGTGTGTGCTCAAGTGACACACGCTCTCCCATGCTCCGTTATCTATTGACATCCATACGCTGAACATGGAGTTTTCTTCCATCTTCAGTCGCATCAGTATCTTGGAGTACACCTTCTTGTTCTCAAGGTATTCGTCATAGTCTCCGAACTTCGCATACCATTCGATGGGGTCTTTGTCGATGTTGTCGCCTGACCCTTCCACCGTGATGACTGCTTTTCTGTCGTGGTCAGTAAACAGCAGTTGGTTGTCTATAAATGCGAAGCCTTCCGCATGAGTGTTGTCCTCAAGCATCCACAGACCATGCCCGATATCATACACAAAGAAGTACCACTTACCGTCTGTCTTGTTACGCATGGACACATAGTACTTGATACCGTCCGTGCCTGATACTGCGTTCTCGTATCTCTCCTTACCGAAGTTATGTGAGATGACTGTGGGGATATCTCCCGTATACATCATTATCCCCTCACGGGACTTGTAGTATACCGCCCCATTGATGAGTTGGATGGACTTATGAGAGCCCTTCTCCACTCCGAGGCAGTTCTGCGTTATCAACTGGTAGTTTGACGGCTTGTATCCGTATAACTTGTGTACGCAGTTCTCCTTGAAGAACAGGATATGCGTTGAGAACGGTGCGATGCCTGTGAAGTCTCCGTCTGTTCCTACATCCACCGTGTATGAGGATTCTGCTGTACCAGTTCCGTAGAAGAACCAGTTGGTAGGGTCTCCCAGTTTGGATACATATATGGTGTTGCCCTTGCATCCGTAGAGTCTGTTGTCGTACTCAAGGATATAGTCAAGGTCGGGAATCTCTCGCTCCATGTCGAAGCCGTTTGACAGTTCACCAGTATCCACAAAGTCCTCTTCATCCTCTGTGGGATAGTTTATGACACCTTCCGCAAAGTATATCTTGTTGGTGTCATAGTCGATACGCTCGATGATCCCGTGCTTGATGTTATTGTCCTCGCCTGTCCTGTAGCCCTTGATGGCTTTGGTCAAGCCGTCGAAGTTAAGAGTGTCTCCCTTCTTGAATCCGTTCAAGGACTGACCGACTGGAAGCGTGATGGTGCAACAGGTCTCCTTTGTTACTGTGTCCTTATGGAACGCTATGCTCGATGCATGGACTTCGTTATTCAGGTATCCATACTCCCCAGTCTCCGTGTTATAGAACATCTTGTCGGGGAATATGACTATCCTTGTATTGATGGCTTGCATCTGTCTTTCGCCTGTGTACCCGCTCTCAAAGTCGAATATCCTCTCACCGTCATACCAAAAGGATGTCTCATCACAGACTGCGAGTTTCTCTTTTCTCGGAAGGATGGTGCTCGGGCTCATATAGATATCCGAATACACGCCTCTCTGTTTCCTTTGATAAAGAGACGGGAACTCATCTGTGGACAAGTTCCTCATGTCTCTCATAGAGCCGTCGTCTATAACATTCTGCACATCATAGCCCTTGAACTCTATCACCTGTCTCTTTATGGGTTCGGATGCCATCTGCATTAAAGGGAATATCATCCGCTCACCCCCTCATCCAGTTATGGATCACAAGTGACGGTGGGTTCGGGTTCAGTCTGTTATAGTAGCCCT